AAGGTAACTAAAAAAGTTGATCCTGATACAGCTCAACCTATTTATCCATCTTATTATTTTAATTATCCTACCCAACAAGATTACCAAAACGGCCAATTTTTAAGATTTTTCTATAAAACTGTTAGTGGTAATTTATATACTGAAATTAGTCAACAAGATTATACTTCATTACAGCAGAAGAGTCCTATTTATCTATACCAAGCTGTAATTTCTTTTCAATTACCTTGGCAATTAACTGGTAATAAAAATGAAGTTGGATCTACTAATAAAAAAACAGTATTAAATACTGAAAAACAATTAAATATAAATGGGTTAAGTTTATATCTTAGAGAGGATTATACTAAATTTTATAGGGGGTAATTTTGTTACTTAAAAATTTTGTCGTATCTTTACCAATATGTTTTGGTTAGTAGAGACGGAAGAACAATTTGAAGGGTTTTGTAAAAAAGGTTTTAAAGAGGCATTTATTGAGGTAATTCCTTATAGTCCATTTATACATCCGGCTCAAAACTCTATTTGTGCTATTTATGTTAGACCCATAAATGATACAAAGGGATATTTACTTCCTATCTACCATAGTGAATCGGGAAAGTTATACGAGGATAAAGTTTTTAGTTTCCTTAAAAGTAAAACTAAACTTTACACTAAAGATAAAAAGGAAACCCTTCATTATTTCCCTCTTAAACAACTAATAGATATTACCCTTACTCACCCTACTAAGGTTAATTTTACCCCAGCTCATGAATTTATATACAGTAAATACCCTCATAGAGGGGATGTAAATCTATTAGTTCCCATAGTTAAGCACTATGAGTACTGTGAAGCTTTATTTGAAGAATTAGAACATTTAATATCTCAACCTGTAAATGATTTTTATAATCATAAAGCAAGTTGGGTGTTCTATGCCATTGAACAGGCCGGTTTTAATGTTGATATACCCGTGTATGAGCAATATTTTAAACAAAACACGGAAGGTGTCGTTTACACTCAATATCATTTTAAAACGCTTACAACCCGCCCATCAAACCATTTTAATGGGGTGAATTATGCCGCACTTAATAAAGAAAATGGTTGTAGAAAAGCTTTTATCCCTCGCAACGATAAATTTGTTGAATTAGACATTTCAGCTTATCACCCTACTTTATTATCTAAGTTGATTGGTTATGATTTTGGAGATGAAGACATTTATAGCCACTTTGCAGAAGTATATAAAGTTGATAGGCAAGAAGCTAAAATATTAACTTTACAACAACTGTACGGGGGAGTATTACCACAATACAATAATCTTGAGTTTTTTAAGAAAGTTACAATGTATGTGGATGATTTGTGGGACACTTTTCAATATGGGGGGCACATTGAATGTCCTATTTCTGGTTTTATGTTTTATAAAAGTAAACTAGAAAACATGAATCCTCAAAAACTGTTAAATTATGTGATACAAAATTTAGAAACAGCAAATAATATAGAGATAATGTGGGATATTTTTTCTTTACTTAGAGGGAAAAATACTAAACTAGTACTTTATACATACGATTCTTTTCTATTTGATCTTGACTTAAAAGAAAAAGAAACCCTTGAATTAATCATTAATTTATTTAAAACTAAACATCTACCCATTAAGCTCCAGCATGGAACTACATACGACTTTTGACCTACCCTACGATATTTATAACGCAGACAATCTATTAAATATCTGCGACTTGAATAATAAGTTATTCTGTACCTTTACTACTTTAGAACTATTAGAGGATCTAGTTAAAGATCTCTCTTACACATATTCTATAATGTATAATAAAATCTTTGTTTTACAAGTTAAAAACAATGATGAATACGTAATTACCTATAATATTGACCACGGAAATATCTCAGATATTCCGGTTAATACCATTTTAGTTCATAGGAAAAAAGACACTAATACTCTTTACACTATTAACGCCCTAAATGAACTTATAAAAAGTTTAAATGGGGGAGTAGTAGATACCAATTATCGAATAAATTGGCAGCATTATAAAAATACCATACTTTTGACTCAACATAACGAGTTAAAGCAATTAAAAACAAAAATTTACCAAATTATTGAACTCTAATTTGGATATTTTAAAAAGGTTTTGTATATTTAGTTATAAATTAATTAGTTACACTTTATGGATTTAAACTTCATCAAACAAAAGATGGCCACTCTCCAAAAAACCAGTGAGAGTAAAGGAAGTAACAAAGATCTATTTTGGAAACCTCCCGTAGGTAAAGCCCAAATTAGAATTGTTCCTTCTAAATTTGACCAAAACAATCCCTTCAAAGAATTGTTTTTCTATTACGGAATTGATAAACCCGTAATGATTTCTCCTTCAAATTTTGGAGAAAAAGACCCAATTGTTGAGTTTGTAAAACAACTCCGCAGTACTAGTGATAAAGAAAATTGGCGTCTTGCTAAAAAACTTGATCCTAAAATGAGAGTTTTTGCTCCTGTAATTGTACGTGGAGAAGAAGATAAAGGTGTCCGTTTGTGGCAGTTTGGTAAGGAAATGTATATGGAATTACTTTCTATTGCTGACGATGAGGATTACGGTGATTACAGTGACATTGTTGAAGGTCGTGATTTGACTGTAGATACAGTGGGTCCTGAAGTAACAGGAACTAACTACAATAAATCTTCGATTCGCATTAAACCAAAACAAACTGCACTTTCTGAAGATAAAGATTTAGTTAAAGCATGGTTAGAAGGACAACCTAATCCTCTTGAATTGTTTAAGCGTTTTACATTTGAAGAAATGAAAGCTTCTCTTCAAAAGTATTTGACTCCTGAAGCTGCTGAAGAAGGTGATATTGTTGATGACGAAAACGAGCCTGAAGTAGAAACAGCTCCTAAGACTAATTATAGCCTTAATACTTCTGCTAAAACTGTAAAGCAAAGTAAAGCTGATAAATTTGATTCGTTATTTGAAGACGAAGATTCTGATGATCTACCCTTCTAATCATGGCTAGACCTAAGAAAAGCGAATCCTTAACAGCATTAGTTTCAGCTGAAATTAAAGCTAATTTTGATATTGATAAGTTCAAAAATAAGAAAGGTTTAAGCTCCAATGTTAAGTTTAAATCTCAACAATGGGTTCCTTTATCTAACGCTTTTCAAGATGTGACATCTGTACCAGGTATTCCAACTGGTCAGATTGTCCTCTTGAGAGGTCACAGTGATACAGGAAAAACCACTGCACTTATTGAAGCTGCTATCAATGCTCAAAAAGTAGGCGTCCTCCCAGTTTTAATCGTAACCGAGATGAAATGGAACTGGGAACATGCTATTCAAATGGGAATGCATGTTGATGAAATTTGGGATGAAACTACAGGTGAATTAAGCAATTATAAAGGATTTTTCCTTTATGTTGACCGAGAAACACTTCATACTATTGAAGATGTAGCAGGTTTTATTCTAGACTTACTTGATGAACAGAAAAAAGGTAATCTACCTTATGACTTAATGTTCTTGTGGGACTCAATTGGATCTGTACCTTGTGAACTATCAGTTCGTTCTAATAAGAACAACAATGAATGGAATGCAGGTGCTATGTCAACTCAATTTGGTAACAACATTAACCAGTTAATCACTCTTTCTCGAAAAGAATCATCACCTTACACTAACACATTAGTGTGTGTTAATAAGGTATGGACTGCTAAAGCAGAAGTGCCTATGGGTCAACCTAAGTTGATGAACAAGGGTGGATTCGCGATGTGGTTTGATGCTGCGTTTGTTATTACATTTGGTAACGTTTCAAATGCTGGTACTTCCAAAATTAAAGCAATTAAGGATGGTAAGCAAGTTGAATTTGCTAAGCGTACTAAAATCCAAATTGATAAAAACCACATTAATGGTATTACCACAAAAGGTAGTATTATTATGACACCTCATGGCTTCATCAATGATGATGAGAAAGAACTTAAAACTTATAAAGATGCCCATTCTAAAGAATGGAGTGCTATACTAGGTGGTTTAGATTTTTCTATTATTGAAGAAACTGATATAGAATCCGATACTCCTGAATACTCTCAGGAACCCGAATAAATGAATAATAAAGACTTATTAAAACTTCTCAACAATGTTGTTGAGGAGAATGATAGTGAATCCCTTAATAAACACGATAGAGTACTTTTAATAGATGGTTTAAATTTATTTTTTAGGAATTTTGCTATGTTGAATTTCATCAATGAAGAAGGAGTTCACGTAGGGGGTTTAGGAGGATTTTTAAGATCATTAGGAACTTTAATAAGTCAAATTAATCCTACTTCAGTTTACGTTGTATTTGACGGAGAGGGTTCTACGACTAATCGTAAGAACCTTCTCCCTGAATATAAATCAAACCGAAATATAACTCGAATTACTAATTGGTCTATTTTTAATTCTTTAGAAGAAGAACATGAAGCTAAAGTAGACCAAATAGTTCGTTTAATTCATTATTTAAAATGTCTTCCTGTAAAAACTGTAGCTTTAGATAAAGTAGAAGCAGATGATATTATAGCTCATTTAGCTAAAAAATTATCGGATGATTATAATTCTAAGGTTTTTATAGTATCTAGTGATAAGGATTTTATTCAATTGGTTAATGAAAACATTATAGTTTATAGACCTATTGAAAAAGATTATTATACTGAAAAAACGGTTAAAGAAAAGTTTGGGATTCCTGCTTCAAACTTCATTTTATACAAAGTACTTTTAGGAGATAATTCCGATAGAGTTAAAGGTGTTAAAGGATTAGGTGAAAAAACCGTACTAAAAAAATTCCCAGAATTAACTCAAAAAACTTTATCTTTAGATGATATCTTTGATATTAGTGAGGGGAAAATCAAAGAACATGTCGTATATTCGAGAATAATATTTGAAGAAGAATCATTAAAAACTACATACCGAATTATGAATCTTCATGATCCTATGATAGATGATTTAGAAAAAGAATATTTAAATAATTTAATCGAATTACCTGTATCTGAATTAAATACTACAACTTTTTTAAAGTTTTACCATGAAGATGGATTAAAACATTTAATTAAAAATGTAGAATATTGGATTAATAATAGTTTTAAAGATATAATAAGTTATAGTAAATAGTTATATGACATTAAGTAATTTAAATTCATACGGGTCTGGTTTTCAAATCAAAGTATTAGCTTCACTTCTTAACCATAAAGAGTTTTTAATTAATATCCACGATATTATTAGTGAAGAATACTTTGATAACCAGGCTCATAAATGGGTTGTAAAAGAAATTCTAAAATACTATGATAAGTACCACACAACTCCTACTATGGAGGTACTTAAAGTAGAACTTAAGAAAGTTCAGAATGAAGTTCTACAAATTAGTATTAAAGAACAATTAAAAGAAGCTTACAAATCTTCTAATGATGATCTAGCATACATTGAAGAAGAATTTTCTAATTTTTGTAAAAACCAACAACTTAAAAAAGCACTATTAACTAGTGTTGATTTATTGCAAGCTGGTGATTACGACTCTATTAGATATATGATTGACACTGCTCTAAAATCAGGTCAAGATAAAAATTTAGGACACGAATATAGTAAAGATATTGAAACTCGATATCGTGATGAACACCGAATTACAGTTCCTACACCTTGGCCTCAATTCAATGAATTACTTCAAGGCGGTTTAGGTAGAGGTGATTTTGGACTTATATTTGGTAATCCTGGTGGTGGTAAATCTTGGGCATTAGTTGCCTTAGGAGGTCATGCTGTTAAATTAGGTTATAATGTAATCCACTATACACTCGAATTAGGTGAAGATTATGTTGGACGTCGCTATGACTCCTATTTTAGTCAAATCCCAGTAAACAAAATTACTGAAAATAAAAGTCGCATCCAAGAAATTCTTCCGGATATCCCCGGTCAATTAATCATCAAAGAATTTCCAACAGGTAAAGCATCCATATCTACAGTTGAATCTCACATTCGCAAATGTATTGATTTAGATTTTAAACCTGATATGATTATTATCGATTATGTAGATCTATTGCGTAGTAAGAAGTTCTCTAAGGAACGTAAAGATGAAATTGATGATATGTATGTTGGCACAAAAGG